CAGAACTTGCATATAAGCATCTTACATTATTCGCTCTACAATATTCAAATATTGGTATGGATTTCGTAACATTATTTTCCCAAAAGGCATCAGGATTCTCTACGGCCTCACGAATCGCAGCATTCGCTGCAAGATGTACCACTAAATCATACTTCTTATTAGTTTTAAAATCACCTAGATCTTGTGGGATATCATATCCATCAACCTCATGGCCTTCTCTTAAAAAATATTCGTACACATGACTACCAATAAAACCAAGGTGTCCAGTAACTAAAATCTTCATGCAATCCTCCTACTAAATCCACGAACTTTATCAAATTTCATTAGGTTATCAAACTTATCATGTAAGTCTGACTTATGTGATATGACAAATATATTAGCATCCTTAATAATAAAACGAATGATCTTCATAAATTCATCAACACCAAATCCATCAAGAGAACTATCAAATACTTCATCCATGATTAACAGATTAGTATTTACAGAGTTCTTGACTCTTGCTACCTCTCTCCATGTAAACAATAAGGCCAAGTCAATACGCATCTTCTCACCTTCACTAAAAGATGAATATGAGAAGTCTTCATGTATTGGTGACTCTACTGTCTCATTGAACTCCTCATCTAACTTAAAGTTAATATAGAAATCCATCATCTGCAAGTAACGATTGACCTGCTGATTAATAAGTGGTAGATATTTTCTAATTATCTTAGTCTTAACACCATCATCTTTCAAAAGAGAATAGGCAAAGTCATGGTGAACTATGTCTTGATTTCTTTCGGAAAGTTTATCGTCAGTTGTTTTGAGACTAGTCTTAAACTCTTCTAACTTTTCATGCTCAGTATTTCTGTTTTTAAACTGCTCGGCAATAGTTTGAATTTCTGATTCAAGTTCTCTAATCTGTTTTTGGTTGATAGAGATGTGAGTATTGTTTTTAGAAATGCCATTATTGAGTTTAGTAATCTCCTTTGTTAGTTTGACAAACTGACGCTCTCTTTCTTTCTCTTGTTCGATAGTTTTCTCTAAGTCCTCAAAACCTTTCTTAAGTTTCTTAGCTTCAGATTGAGCATCTTCAATCTTATTTAAACGAAAGTCTTCTTCTATATGCTGTGTACAGGTGGGACAAACCGTATTCTCCTTGAAGAACTTATGCTCTTTTGTAATGGTAGATACCTTATTTGATATCTGACCTTTGAAGTTGTTCAGTTTGGACAGTTTCTTGTCAGCACCCACAAACTTTTCTTGCTCCGTAACTGTGTCACGAACTTGAATCTCCAACTTTTCGTTTGTAATCACATACTCATCAGTTTCTTTAATCAGATCACTAATCTTATCCTTTCGATTCTTTACATCTTCTTTACTACGATTCTCTATCTCTTTGAGAAACTTATCTTGCATTGCAATTTTATCTTCTAAATTCTCTCTTTTTAAATTAAGAGATCGAACTTGTTCTTTTTGAATTCTTAATTTATCTTTCAATAAGTTATTCATGAATGAGAAGATACGAATATCAAGCAAATCTTCAATCACATCTCTACGAACTGAACTTGAAAGTTGCATGAAAGGTACAAAGGTGCTACTTCCAAGTATGACTATTTGTGTAAATGATTTGTAATTAACTTTAAGTATATTCTCTTCTAATATCTTTTGATTTGTCCGATCATCAGCCTGTCGATGTAAAGGAGAACCATTGACTTCAATGTCAAATACAGTTGGTTTCATTCCCCTACGAACTACATATTCTCTTGCATTTACATCAAACTCTAGTTCAACTAAACAATCTTTCTCATTTACGGTATTGATTAATTGAGTTTTATTGATTTTACGGAATGGTTTGTTAAACAAAACAAAGGTAAGTGCATCTAATAAGGTGCTCTTACCTGAACCATTATGTCCGATTATTAAGTTTGTATTTTTCTCAAGGAAATCAATTTCCGTCCAGTGGTCTCCTGTTGATAGGAAATTTTTCCACTTAATCTTCTTGAATTTTATCATTACTATTTGGAATCACAAGATCATCAGGTGTGATGACAGCATACTTATAATTATACATGCTACAGGTCTTTATGGCAAGGTCATCATCAACCTCAACAATATCCATTTTATGATCTACATCAATTTCTAGATCCTGTAACATAAGTTTATATCTTTCAGCATCATCCTCCTCTTCAAATAAGAAGAGAACTTTATCACCATTCGAGTCTTGAACAGCGTATGCACCATCGTCTCTACGATGTCTAAGTGAAAGAAGGAACATTATTCTACCTCGCAGGCTTGTCTGTACAGATCACGAAAAATGTTTTTTACAATTCCTTTATCAAACTCAATCTCTGCTTCATCAATGTAACGATTTAATATTGAAATTGTATTTTCATCTTCTTCAATATCAAACTCTTCATTCTCAACGATTGCAAAATTCTCAACTATCTTCAAGTCTTGAACTTCTGATCGATAAAGTTTATCAATAAACTTCTGAAATTCTTTTGGACTCGACTTCTTACGGACAATAACTTTTACAATTTTATTTTTATATTCAGTGGTATTAAATAATTTATGATTAGTATCTTCATAATATATGTTATAAAACAATTTATAAGGATTGTTAACTGGAACTCTCTCTAAAGTGTCTGTATCGAATAGGGTAAACCCTCTAGGATCATTGACATCATTCCAAAACATCTCATAAGGATTACCAAGATAGTGAATCTTACCATCACTTGAACGAGTATGGAAGTGTCCAGAGAATACATTATCAAACTTATCAAACACCTGTTTAGGCATACCATCTTCCATCATGTGTCCACGAGTTGCCTTAAAACCGTTGATTTCAAGATGGCCCATTGCAATCTTAGACTTTGAGTTTTTAATTGTTTCAAGACTCTCTGCGTGATTATCTACACTTATCCAAGGTAAAAGAAGAATATCCAGTCCATCAATATTAATATCAGTTGCCTTTGAGTAGGTTGTTATATTATCGTAGTCTGTTAGTAACAACTCTGGAGAGTTGATTTCATTTGTGTTCTTATAATAACAATCATGGTTTCCTGTGATCGCATGAACCTTATACTTCTTCATTGGTTCAAATACAACTCTCTTGGCCCACTCAAGACTATAATAATCAATTGACTTGCGACTATCAAAAACATCACCCATGTGAATGATAGTATCAACCCCTTCCTCCTCTAGCGAGGGGAAGAATACATTTTTGTAGAATAGTTCAAAATAGTCATGTAAATGTTTTGAACCCTTACGAGCACCGTAATGGGTGTCTGTTATAATAGCAACTCTCATCTATTCTTCTTCTGTGCAATATTATCCTTAATTGTATTATACTCAGACATTGCTCCCGTCAAGGCTCCTCCTTCATCAACATGCATAACCTCGTCAAACCCTGTCTTTTCGATAATCTTATTCTTTATATCTAATTGCTTCTTCTCTTTCTGTATTCGTCTTAGAAAGGCATAGTGTATGATTTGAGTAAAGTATGCAAAAGGATTCTTTGATTTGGCTGGATCAAAGTTATGAATATACTGAACACAGTTCTCAATACCGTCTGATATCATATCATCACGAAACATATAATTAACGAAGTTTGGTTTATATGACAAGTGTGTTGCTATCTTTAAAAAACATGATCCCAGATAATTAGTAATTCTTGGTTTAGGAAGATCGTTCTCTTTTGCATGAGCAACTTTCTCTCGATAGACAATAAGTGCCTCCAAAAGTTCTTTGTTATTTACATAGTGTTCAGACTTCTTTCTAGGCATGACATCTCATCTGTCGTAACTATATTCTATTATAGCATATTTTATTTTCTTGACAAGTTAGGGGTCATACTTGACAAGACCTCGTAATATGTGTACAATAACCTTTGTGAGGTTTGAAGGGAATTAAGGCTCCTTTGAATCAGACTTAAAGAGCTTTTCAAGAGATTGTCTTTTTTTCTCTACACTAGATATATAACCTAATCTGGGGTCGCCAGATAATTTTACTTTACCTTTTTTACTTCGAGATGCTATGACTTCACCTTCATCAGAATCTTTCTCTTCAACATATTGTTTATAAATCTTAATAAGTTTTTGATCTCTACACTCTGTCATTGTAATTACTTTATCCATTTTCATTACAAACATATCCTCTTCAGTCATTTCCATCCAAGGAGTCACTTTGATATAACTGAGTTGACTTAATTGATTTAATGGTTTCATCTTAATTGGGTTATGCAAAATTAAGATAGGCTCATCATCAGACTCGTCAACACAAACCATCGCGAAGATTTCCTCTCCGGACACGAGTTTAAGTATACTGTAGAATTCGTCTCCCATATTATTTTTTGAATGAGATGTTGATGATGTCATAATTAAATTTTTCATAATTATAGATTTTAAGTCTTTCAATTAGATGATTCAAAGTGTAGTTTCGCCTTGATTTGTATGTTGTATCATCTGCAATGTCATACAAAGTTGCTTTTGTTTTGTTGTTACCCTTACGAAGAACACGACCTATTGATTGTAAATTCCGTATTCTTGATTTAGAAGGTGAAGCAAAAATGATGTTATGAAGATTTTTAATGTTAATTCCCGTGGAGAAAGTTCCATATGATGCAACTATGATGGCATTGTTTTCAAGTTCAGTAATTTCACGAACTGTTTCTCGATCTTCTGCGTCAACACCTCCATGAACAAAAAAGGTTTGACGCTCTTCAAGTCTATTACTATTTATCAGGTCAAATAAAACTCTTCCGTGACCTTCGACTCGTGAAAACAGTATAAGTGTGTTGCCTTTGAGATCAAGTGCTAAGTTTCTAATAAATTTATTTCTCTTTTCATTTGTAATAATGAACTGTATTTCATCTTCAAATGTTTCAAACTTTTGCGGTGGATGTTTGAGAAGTAATATATTAATATCAAGTTTTGCAACATGACCTTTGGTCATGAGGTCTTTCGTCCCTATAATTTTGTATGATGGCCCAAATAAACCCTCTAAAACCCACTTGTGAGTCTGTGTTCCATCCAGTGTGCCAGTAAATCCAAACCGATATTTTGCATGGTCAAGTTTTGTCATTATAGATATTAATGACTTTGATTTAAATTGGTGAGCCTCATCCCCAACTACTACACTAAATCTTTTAAAATAATTTCGGGGGAGTTTGTAGATTGATTGCCAAGTCGTTATAATTACCTGAGAGTTTGTCTCTCGTTCTTTTCCTGCGTAAATTTTGTGGCAAAATGAACCTACATCCCAACCATAGTCTGCAAAGTCTTTATACATCTGTTCTACTAACGAAGTCGTCGGAACGACTATCAGAGTATTTTCACCTCGCTCAACATAATATCTCACAATCGAATATATCATCAGAGACTTACCTGAAGCAGTTGGGGATATCAACAACTTTCTATTATGTCTTAAAGCGTCGTATACTCCCTCAATTTGGTAATCACGGGGAGCATACTTGCTAATTGATGTAATGTAATCCTTAACACCCTCATATGAGATAGTCTCATTGACCTCAAAGGGGGTGCCATAGTATTCATTGTCTACAAAAGAGTAACTATATTCGTGATCTTCACAAAACTTTTTTATCTTATCTAAGAGTCCAACATATATCTGCCCATTGTTAATATTAAAAAGTCTTATCTTTCCATCCCAGTATCTCTTCCGATACTGTGGCATAAACTTAGCTCCCGGCAACTCAAATGTAAACTGATCAGACAGTTCGTAGAATACATGAGGATCCGATTCTATCTGAAGATAAACTTCATTCTTCTTCAATATTGTCAAATGAGACATTACTATAGGAATCACCTATAGTTATTTATTACCCTTCTCTTTGAGTGAAATTAATACCTTGCATATGATCAAACTCATGCAAAAATACTCTCGCAGCAAATCCTTCTAACTTTATCTTGTGATCAACCTTGTTCTCATCTTCATACTTGACCACAACTGTTTCTGACCTTTCTACATCTATGAACTGATCTGGATAAGATAAACATCCTTCCTCCATTACAACTGTCTTCGAGGATTGTTTAACTATTCTAGGATTAAAACAAGTTATAACTTCTTCATTTTCAAGAT